ATGCCGTGACTGGCATGACCCTGCTACGGGAACTGAGCGATGGATTCCAGTACCGCGAAGTCCAGGATGGCATGACTCGCTGCACGCATTGCACGGATGGCACGGTTGCCGAGTGGGCGGACCCGGACGATCCCGCCGCCCGCTACCAGGCCATCGACATGCTCGACCCCGATCTGGTGGTCCGGTTGGTCAAGGAGACGGTGCCGTGCCCGCTGTGCAACGGCAAGCGGGAAGTACCCAAGATGGTGCGCATCACGCGGGAAGTGCCCTGCCCGAAAGATGCCGCCCTGAAGATGCTGTTGGATGAGAACGAGGAAGTCGGCCGACTGGTGATTTTCGCCGGCTTCACGGGCTCCGTGGACCGCATTGTCAAACTGTGTCTCAAGGAAAAGTGGGACGTGGTTCGCTGCGACCAGGGCAACTTCCAAGTCTTCACCGCCAAGAGCGACAGCCCGGAAGGCGTCTTGACCACCGGCGAAGAGCCGCTGGATTACTGGGCCAACATGGAGGCGCACGGCAAGGTTGCCTTCGTTGCCAATCCCGAGTCGGGCGGCATGAGCCTGACCTTGGTGGAAGCCCGCATGGCGGTGTACTGGTCCAACTCGTACAAGCCGGAATACCGCGTGCAAAGTGAAGACCGCATCCATCGCAAGGGCATGGACGAAAACCTGGGATGCACCATCGTGGACCTGATTCATCTGCCCAGCGACAACCGCGTGCTCGATGTAATTCGCGCCAACCGCAAGTTGGAGCTAATGACGATGGGTGAAATCCTCCAGGGCATTGACTGGAAGGATGCCGGCGAGGAAGGCGAAATGTCCGTGGAGGAGGTCGCCGCGTGAACCCTGTTCGATGCAATATCGCCTTGGCTACCGGACGCTGGCGGACGAGGCCGACGCTTGCTGCCGTTCGCAACATCCTGGGGTTTTACTTCGGGCGTGCGTTGCTGGCGGTGGACGCCGTGGAGTCGGAGCCGGACGTTGTGCTGCAACTTGAAGTAACGGCCTACCTGGGCTGGGGCTACGGGCACGAGGAAGCGGTGCGTGACCGCATCGCAGAAGCATTGCTCCGGCGCTTCCGGCCAGAGTACGAGAGCATGGTTGAAGTCGAAATCGTCTACAAGCCGGATGGGCCTTTCAACGACCCATTTGGGTACGTTCAGGACGAGATGGATGATTGGAACGGCTTCGGCATATTCGACGGCATCCAACAAGTCTGGCATTGATGTGTGGAAATCCTTAACCCTCTGGAGGTGCAACGATGAAGTACGTGCTGTTGGTCTTGACCCTGATCGCCCTGGCCGCCGGCCCGGCGAGCGCCAGCGTCCCCGATGATTTGCAGCGTGTGAGCGTCACCATCAAGGCCGGCAATGCCCAAGGCTCGGGTACGCTCGTCACTCGCCAGATCGGCGAAGATACCATGACCTTCATCTGGACGGCCGCACACGTCGTCGATGGCCTGCGCACCACGCGCACGGTCGTCACGCCGCAAGGCACGCCTCGGATTGTCGTCGAGTACCGGGATGCCGAAATCGTCCAAGAGCGGCAGCAAGGTGGCCGCCGGGTGGGCGAGGTCAAGTACGACTGCAAGGTCGTCAAGGTGAGTGACGCAGACTACGGCGAAGACTTGGCCCTGTTGATGGTCCGCTGCAAAGGCGCTTATCCGCTGAACGTCTGCGCGAAGTTTCATAAAGACATCAATTACCTCCCGCCGATCGGCGTCGAGTTGAGCCACTGCGGCAGTCTCCTCGGCCAGTTTGGGGCCAATAGCTACACGACCGGCGTTCTCAGTCAGACTGGGCGCACGCTGCCAATGAAGGGTGCCAACGTCAAGGTCTTCGACCAGGTGACGGCAGTTGCCTTTCCCGGCTCGTCGGGCGGCGGCATATTCCTCAAAGAGACTGGCGAGTACATCGGGATGCTCACCCAGGGCGTGATGAAGCTGCAAGGCTTCAACTTCATCGTTCCCGTGCGGCGAATCCATGCCTGGTCGAAAGACGCCAAGATCGAGTGGGCCATCGACCCTAATGCCGAGATGCCGACCTTGAAGGAGATCGACGCGATTCCCGTGGAAGACGCCGGCCAGTCTCCGGGCGGCTGCCCGCAGCGCAATCCGGCCGGCGGCATCGACGAAGGCGGTGCGCCATGCTTTAAGCCGCCCTTCAACTTCGACGACGCCATTCTGTGGGTCGAGAAGTTTGCTCGTTCGCTCCGCGCGGGCTAGTCGGTCCTCTTGAGCCTGCCCCTATCCCTTCTCTTGTGACCGACAGCACTTGAGCCGGGTGGCGATGGGCAGCGCCACCCGGCCTCTCTAAACCATCAACCGGCGAGGCGAATACGGAGAGATCATGCGATTGACCAAGAAGAAAGTCGAGAAGATCAAGCAGGCCATCGCCGATGGCACGAAGCAAACCGAGATCGCCAAACGGTTCAGGGCCAGCCGCTCGGTGGTATCGGACATCGCCACGGGTCGAGTCCACAAGGACGTAGATTGGCCCAACGGCGAGCCGCCCACGCCCAAGCGAGCGGGCGGCCAGCACAAGAACATTCCCGACTACGACCCGACCGACAGGCGCGTGTTGGAGTTGGAGGCCGAGATCGTTCATCTGACGGACGAGCGGAACCGCGAGCGGCAGAGGGTCAAGGCGGGAGCAAAGATTGCCGGGCTGTTCAAGGCCATCACCGCTGAAATGGAGCAACGGGTCAAGCCGTTCGCGCCGCTTCCGCCTGCCTTTGAGTACCGACGCAAGGCCCAGATCACCGAGCACTGCGTCATGCACCTTTCGGATGGCCACCACGATCAGGTCGTGCGGCCGGAAGAAGTTGGTGGGTTGGAAGACTACAACTTCCCGGTCAGTTGCGCCCGCGCCGAGCGGTACGTCAAAACGGTTGTGGAATGGACCCAGGACACTCTGGCCCCGAAGTTCTATTTCCCGGTGCTCTGGGTGCTGGCCTACGGCGACTACACCAGCGGCGAAATCCACAAGGCGTGCGAGCGGTCCTATTACCGCAACCAGTTCAAGAATTGCCTGGCCATTGGCCAGTTGCACGCCCTGATGTACCGCGATCTGGCGGCCCACTTCGAGCAGGTCAACGTCCTTTACCTGGCCGGCAACCACGGCCGGCGAACGCCGAAGAAAGATTACCTCGGTGCGCACGACAACTGGGATTATCTCTGCGGCGAGGTCGCTCGGCTGCATTGCCGTGACCTGGGCAACGTGCATTTTTCCATCCCCGATGCGTGGAGCGCCAACGTCAGTATCAACGGCGTCGGCTTCAACGTGTCCCACGGGGATGACGTGCGATCGAACCTGGGCATCCCGTGGTACGGCATGGTTCGCCGGCAAAAGGGCCTGATCGCCCTGGGTGCGGCGGCCGGTGCCCAGCGGTGTCGGTACTTCTGCGTCGGCCACCATCATGCAGCGAGCACCCTGTCGGACGTGGATGGCGAACTGCTGGTCAACGGAAGCTGGGTGGGCACCGACGCTTTCGCTTACAACTCGCTGTCCGGCTACCGTGAGCCGGCCCAATGGATTCATGGTGTGAATCCGAAGCACGGCATCACTTGGCGAATGAACGTCAAGCTGCGGCATGAGAACGAGAAGAGCGGACCCAAGCGCTACCTGATCGACGGTGGCCGGGACATCGGGCCGCTCAAGTCCTGAGCAAAGGAACCCAAGCAATGTCTGCGAATGAACAACCGTTCGTCCCTTCGATCACCACGAGCACCCTGGGCGACCGGCTGGAAGCCCTGCGGGTGACGCAGCAGGGATACGAGGATGAACTGCCCGCTCGCTTAGCGCCCTACTTGCCGCCGGACCAGCCGGAGGCGAATGACCGGGAGTTTCCGGGACCGCCCGTGAACGTGAAAGAGACCAACTGATGCCGATTCATCGCACTACGAAGAGCGGCAAACCGGCGATGCAGTACGGCACGCGGGGTGCCAAGTATACCTACACCGCCGGCAATAAGGCGAGCCGCGAGGCCGCCAAAAAGAAGTGCGTCAAGCAGGCGCTCGCCATTCAGCGGAGCAGCGGCGTCCCTGCGGACCTGTGAAAGGAGAGTCCCGTGGCCAAGAGAAGGATAACGAGCAGACCGGCGCGGACGCCGATCGGGCCGGTCGCCCCGCCGCCGATCATCGGGCGGTTGCAGAACAGTGGCATGATGCGATTCGGGGAGGGGCAAGTGCCGCCCGCGGTCAATGTCGCGGCCAGGGCGTTGAAACCCACGGGCCGCAAGGCACAAAAGGCCCCCGACTCCAAGGTCGTGCCGACGAAGACCAGCGGAATGACGCAAATGGGCGACATGCTTTCGCAATCTCCCGCCGACATTGCCGCCATGATGCAGAGACCGACCAGCCCGAGGACGGCCACCAAGAAGGGTCGCCGTAAGTAGCGCGGGCGCGCCTAACGGCTTGAGGAAGCATGACACCCTGATCTTTGATTTCACCAACGAGGTTGCATGATGATCGCACGATTGTTCTGTGTTTTGGTCCTGGTGTTGCTGGTGGGCTGCGAGAACACGCCCACCCCGCCGGTCGATGTCCACATTCTCCCCGCCACGAACCACGGTTGTGAGATCGTCTGCAAGGACGGCATTTGCACCATCACCTGCCCATTCAAGTACGGCTGCAAATCAGAAGGTGACTGTTACTGCACCATTGAGAATGGCGAACTGCGCAACCGCATGGGCTGTTGCCCGATGTATACGGTCTGCCGCCCGTG